CTGCCAACGCCAGGGGCGCCGGGGCGCCCCTGGCCCCCTTTGGCTGCAAATACCACTTCCCCCTGATCTTGCATCGTCGCGGGGCGCCGCGCCACCCACCCAGCCGCACCGCGCCATGTGCCGCACCTTTACCGACCTCTTAGCCAGGCAGAAAGCTTCCCGAAGATCACCACGCGTGAAAACCACAAAAAATACTCATAAAAGAACCCACCAACAGAGAGCCTCAATGGCAATCAGAAGCTATCAAGCAGGAACACAGAACAACTCTAATTTTATATATGGTATATTTTTACATACATAATACTACTTTACTAACCCCACCCTATTTGCTATCCTTTTCCCAGACCTGATAAACAGGTGGATAACAGGATGGCCGTCGACGACAAAGGGCAGTTTCAGAAAGGTGAATCGGGAAACCCCAAAGGGCGCCCCAAGCTGGGCGAAGCCATCACCGACCTGTTCCGCGAATACCTTGAGGGAAAGGACGACGGCAACGCAGTCAGCCGCAAGCGCCTCCTCGTCGAAGAACTGTACAAACGAGCCATGGGGAAATCGGGCACCGACAAGGACGGAAATCCGATCTACGTGTCGGGGTCCGACGAACTCCTGAAGTACATCGTGAACCGCCTGGACGGCATGCCGCGCCAGGCACTGGACCTTGAAGCCTTCGTTTCAGGCGACGAAGCCCTGACCGTTTTTGTCGAGCGCTCCCCGGAAGCACGTCACTATCTACGTGCTGGAGGGGAGCGCGAGATCCCCAAGGACGACGAGGATGCAGCTCTCCCTGCACCCGAGACAGGCTGAGGTACTCCTTTCCCCGGCTACGGAAATCCTCTTCGGCGGGGCCGCCGGCCCAGGCAAGAGCCACCTTCTGCGGGTAGCTGCCATCATCTGGTGCAACGACATCCCCGGCCTCCAGGTCTACCTCATCCGGAGAACCTACCCCGAACTCATGTCGAACCACATGGAAGGCCCCAAGTCCCTGCGGGCCCTCCTTGCCCCCTGGGTAGAACTAAAGAAGGTGAAGATCGCCGACAACGACATCCGGTTCCTCCACAACGGCTCGGCAATCCATTTACGTCATTGCCAATACGAACAGGACATGTACAGCTTCCAGGGCTCGGAGATCCATTGCCTCATGATCGACGAACTGACCTCGTTCACCAGCACGATCTACGAGTTCCTGAGATCACGCGTGAGGATGACCGGCATGACCGTACCCGAACGGTGGAAAGGACGATTCCCCCGCATCGTCTGCGGCTCGAACCCGGGGAACATCGGCCACAACTGGGTGAAGGCCGCCTTCATCGACCCCGGGACGAACATCCACAAGACGAGCGAGGCGGAAGGCGGCATGCTCCGCCAGTTCATCCCCGCCGTGATGGAGGACAACCCCGACCTGATCAGGGACGATCCGGGCTACCGCGGACGCCTCCACGGCCTGAACGACAAGGCCCTCGTGAGGGCCATGGAGTTCGGAGACTGGGACATGGTGGCGGGAGGAGCCATCTCCGACCTCTGGGACCGCAAGCGCCACGTTATACCCCCCTTCCCCATACCCCGGGACTGGTACGTGGACCGGAGCTTCGACTGGGGAAGTTCCCGGCCCTTCTCCCTTGGGTGGTGGGCTGAGTCCGACGGAAGCCCAGCGACGCTACCCGGAAACCACCAGAAGACCTGGCCCAAGGGGACCCTCTTCAGGATCGCGGAGTGGTACGGCTGGACCGGCAAACCCGACGAAGGCTGCAGGCTGGAGGATACGGAGATAGGCAAAGGCATGAAGGAGCGCGAAGCCTCGATCCGGGAGAACCTGAAGGTCAGGCGGATACATCCCGGACCCGCGGACGGCATGATCTTCGAGACCCAGCCCGGGAAACCCTCGATCGCCCAGGGCATCGAGCAAGGCTACGGGAAACAGGACCTCTTCTACCCCGCGGACAAGAGGCCCGGATCACGAATAAAGCGGCTCGCCATATTCCGGAGACTCCTTTCGGCGAGCGGGGAGGAACCCATGGAGTTGCCGGGGATCTTCTTCTTCGACACCTGCGTCCACGGGGCGATCCGAACCATCCCCACCCTGCCCCGGGACATCCGCAACGCCGAGGACATCGATACCAGGGCCGAGGACCATGCCTGGGACGACATAGGCTACCGTATAACCACGGCAAGGCGACTCACGAGCTCGATCCGAGTGGAGGCCGCATGAACCCGGAAGAGAACGGGATAACCGCGGTCCACCCCGAATACCGTAAGTACCATCCCCTGTGGAAACGCTGCAGGGACGTCCTTGAAGGATCGGACGCCGTGAAAGCCGCCAGGGAACTCTACCTCCCCCGCCTCCCCGGCCAGGGCCTCGAAGGCTACGAGCATTACCTGGCTCGATCGATCTTCTTCAACATCACGGGCAAGACCCTCGAGCTCTACGTGAGCATGATCTACTCCAAGGCCGTGACGATCCATGGGCCGGAGGAAAGCTCGCCACTCATCACGGACTGCGACCTTCAGGGAACCTCGCTTTCGGAATTCATGGAGGACGTGACCACGGACGTGATCGGTGTGGGAAGATGTGGCGTCCTCGTAGACTACTCAGGCCTCATCCAGAGCGGGATGAGCATCGCCGACGCCGAGCGTGAGGAAGCGCGCCCCTACCTCGTGCGCTATCCGCCAGAGAGCATCACAAACTGGCATTCAGGACGGCACGGGGGAAGAACGATTCTGGACAGGGTCGTCCTCAAGGAAAAAACAGGAGAAGAGAGCGACGAGGAACTCCAATACCGGGAACTCGTCATCACGGAAGGATCCTACAACGTCAGGATCTGGAGGAAGCTCAACCTCGTGAAGAAGGAGACCTGGGTAATCACCAAGGACCTCACCCCCTTGCGGAATGGGGAACCCATCGCGGAACTGCCCTTCTTCTTCGTCGACCCCGAATGCGGAAGCCCCCGGTGCCGCAAGCCACCCCTCCTCGACCTCGTGGACATCAACTTGAGCCACTACCGAACCATGGCAGACCTCGAGCACGGACGCTTCCATTCAGGCCTGCCGACACCCATCTTCGCGGGCTTCAACTTCCAGGAGGACGAGGCAGTCAAGCTCGGCTCCACCGAAGGCATCAGCTCGAACCTCCCCGAGGCCAAGGCCTACTACCTTGAATTCTCCGGCAAGGGACTCGAGGCCCTCGAAAAGGCGGCCGAGCAGAAGGAGGCCTGGATGGTCCAGCTCGGCGCGGGGCTCCTCGACTCAAGCCAATCCAATCGAGAGGCCGCGGAGACCTTGGCCATCCGCCGATCCGGCGCCAACGCCACCGTGGGCAGGATGGCCATGTCGGTATCCGAGAGCATGACCAAGGCCCTCGCCTTCCTCTGCTCCTGGGCCGGACTGGGTTCAAAGGACGTCAGGGTCCAACTGACGACCGAATACCTCCCCTACCTCCTGGACCCCCAAGAGATCAGCGTCCTCCACGAAGCCGTGAAGTCCGGCGACTACCGGCGGGTGGACTGGCTCTCCAGGTTAAAAGCCGCGGGAATCCTTGGCCAGGACCTTGCGCCTGAGCGCATCGATCGGGAGTTGAAAGAGAAGTCAAAGTCCGAGGAGAAGCCAAAAGTCGGATTCACTGCGGAACCTGCAAACGCTGGAACAGGGACGGCACAGGCGGCTTGAGAAAACCTAAAATCTAACATCGATCTTTTTAAATATTACAATGCTTCTCAGTTTAGCGTGTTAATTTTTTTGCTTCATTTTCATTTCAAGAGTCAATTTTAATTCCATTGAATTAATCTATTATTGCATATTCTTTCAGAATATCAACAGCTCCAGGACTAGTATATTGAGCATTTTTAACCATTTCTATAATTAGATCAATATTTGTAACTATCATTTTATGCTTTATAACATAATCAACAAATTCTGTGAGATCTGATTTGTATAAAGAATAGAAAAGTAATGGCTCTTTCCACCAATCACTTTCTAAGTATTTTACAATATTATGTATTTCTATATTTTTATATAAATACATTCCTGCTAAATGTTCTTGAAAAGAAAGATGACCAAAAGAATATGTATTATTAGATTCTTTATTAAGAACACCATTATTTATAATAAGATCATCTATTAAATCACTAAATTCAATTTGATATCCAAAGTTTCCTAGTGATTTTTCAAATACTTCTTTTATTTCTACCATTTTCATTATTCTTCGTCTTTCAGGGAAACTATGTAAAGTAAAAGCTAGATTCATCAAAAATCGCTTTTTTGCATCAACATTATCAATTAATGTTCTTTTAATTCCTCTTGAATGGTCCCATTTCCATAATAACAAATCCAATCGATGTTCATATATTTCTACACGATTTGTTGGTCGAAAACCATTTTCAATTAATACAGCAATGATTGTAGCCAATAATGGAACTCGTGAATTTTCATCTATATCTGGATATTCGGTACATAATTCTATTGCCTTTTTATAATATTCTTTAGAATTATTAAACCATTTTTGAAAAAATTCATTTCGACTTTCTTTACTAAATGCTGGAAGTTTTATAACAGGAAATAATTTTCTTAATGGTGTTGTATATGCACAACGTGAAGTAACAATTATATTTTTATATTTTGAATAATTCTTAATAATTATTTCTGAAATATCTTCTGAGGCTTCATCAAGTCCATCGAGTAACAATATTGTTTCTTCACTTTTCCAAGATTCAGGATATTTAAACCAAGTATTAGCACTTATAATTTTACATAGGTCATTCTCTTCATTGTTTTTTTGTAGAGCGAAACAAGGAATATAAAGAGTTTTCATTGACTTTTCCAATAGCCTAATTGCTAACATTTTTAGTAATGTAGTTTTCCCATGTCCTGCATCAGCTTCAATAATAAGTGTTTTCGATATATTTAGCAATTCTTGAGGTTCATTAAGTGTTATTCTCAACTCTTTAATGTTATTCTGAATTTCTTCTTTAATAAACATATTTTTATTATCATTTCTATAATGAGAAAGTATTTTTCGAATTACAAAAAAATTATCAAGCAATTCTTTAATAAATTGAACATTACCACTAATTTCTTTAGGACATACTTTTATTTTTTCTAATACTTCTGATTTAAGTGTTGTTAATCTATTTTTATATTCAATATCAATTATTACTTCAACCCTAGCTTCCTCATCTGGTACAGTTTCAGCAACATCAATTTCATTTATAATAGCTATTGAAAATTCAATTGAATAGTTTTCAAAAAATGCACATAAAGCTTCATTATTTGAATCCTTCCTTAATATCTCTATTTGTTTCGATCTATTTTCACTATTTTTAATTGCTTTCCTAGTTATAGCATTTTTAGATATATTCGTGACATCTATTTGTCCGTTAAGAAATAACCAAACATATTCAGCACTTGGAGAGATATCTGTATCAACAAAAAATTGGCTTATATACTTGTCTACAGAAATATCAAAGGCTCGTCCTTCATAATGTTTTGATAATTTTTCAATTATTGCTTGTATTTCATCTGATTTAATTGACAAATATTTATATTTGACTTCTGGTATATGCTCACTAATAAGTTCACATAATTCTTCTCCTGCAATTAACTTTATATTTTGTCTTGAAAGCCTTTCAAGGTTATCTGATACCTGCCTACGATTGGACGCAGAAAATGCAGAAGAAGATATACACCAGACTTCATTAGGAAAGACTTTCGTACCATCAAAGAGAGTTACTCCTTCAGTTTTAGCTAGTTCACAAGGATTTACAACTAAAGAAATGAATCGTGATCCATAAGAAAGAGAAACTGCTTTTACTTGTATACATAATATATGTTGCCTATGCAGATTATCAGTGCCAACTGATATAATATCCCTTCCAGCTTCTACTGAAGAATGTGTATATTCTACTTTTCCTGGGTGCAATATTCTAACTAACGGTATTATTACTTCCAAAGTTAATGTTTCTTCAGGTAACTTTGATATCTCCTCATGCAATTTTGAAGTACTCATCAGCTCTCCATAATATGATAATTATTCAATAAGATAGCCCACCTGACACGAAATATTTGTAATAATATGAACTACTTTATAATTGTTGTACTCTGCAAATAGAACATACGCAATCATTATTTTATTCCATTAACATAGATACCGTACTTTTACTATAATCTCAAGCTTGAAATATATGAAAACCATATATTACAAATACTTAAAGTATCCTTAAAGGCTTAAAAAAGTAGATTCGGGTTGAAAGAATACACTTTTACACCCTAGAAGGGACAAATACTCGTTTAATGCAGTATTCAATAAAAACAGAAAAACTAACGCTAGGAAGGTGGTAGGATTACGGTATATGATCTGAATATATTTAAGCCTGTATTACAAAATGTGATATAAGTTATTTTATACCTTGTTCTTAGAAAAATTGGTAGCCGTACTTGGCGTAAGTAGAAATTCATAAATGGCACCAAGATAAACAAGGAGATCCCACAGAATGCCATAAAGACTCTCCAGGGAAGACGTGGGTTGGCAGGGAGCAAGAAAACTTTATAAAGAGAACAATCGGATTGACCAAGAGACTTGGCTTGAAACCTCGGCAGGAGTTCCGGCGAAGCCGGATCTCCTGCCGCCGATTTCCCTGAAGAAACTGAACTGGCTGAAGACTTGATAGGCAGGCCCCGGGTCGCCCGGAGGCTTCGTCCGGAGGACGATCCGGAGGGCGTCCCGGGGAGGACTTTAGCTGGAACCAGCCGCCTTCCCGCTTCCGGACTGGGCGAAGCCCTATCCGAAGCGGGAAGGCGGTTGGCAGGAAGGCAGGCGAGCCACAAGCCAGCAGGCTGTGGGCCGACGACAGGAGGCCTTCTGCTTGCTGGCGGCGAGCCTGCCGTGGAATTGCCTCAAGGGAGGCGATCAAGTGTATCGGGCGGCCGACGACGGGATGGATTGCCGTGGAGTCGGCCGCCCGCGGATTTACGGAAGGAACACTGATACCAGCGGGAGGACAACGCGAGGAGCCGTAGGGCTACAGGCTAAGACTGTGTACGCGAAATTTGCGCCAGCAAATTTGGGGGACCCCGAACGAAGTAAGCGCGTACACCTTTCTTAGCTGTAGCCCGGACACTCTCCGCGAAGCTGGAAAAGATCGACCGTGATGGAAACTCCTCCACGTCTGCAAGGAATCCTCACATGATAGCTCTTGATAACTATACAATTGTATAGTAATACATGATTATGATCATCTCCGAACCCTTACCGGATATCAGAATAGGGACATCCGGCTACGACTATCCTGAATGGGAGGGGGTTTTCTACCCAAGGGGAATCGGCCGAAAAGAGTACCTTGGATTGTACAGCCAGTCCTTCGGTTCGCTCGAGCTCAACTTTAGCTACTACGGTATGCCAAAGGCTGAAAACATCAGTAAGCTCCTTGCGCAAACGAGAAAGCCTATCGACTTTTCGATTAAGGCGAACCAGTCACTCACCCACAAGGTAGACCCCGCGACGTGGCAAGACAGTGTAGCCGAGTTCTCGAAGGGAATCGCGCCCCTCCAGGAAGCCGGGCGCCTGTGCGCCGTCCTACTCGAGTTTCCGTACTCCTTCCACTACCAAGACGACGAACGGCGGTATCTCGACAAGATATTGAAGGCCTTGTCCTCGTTCCCGCTCGTGGTGGAGTTCCGCGGCGCCGACTGGTTCAACGCTCGGGTGATTGACGGCCTCAAGGAGCGAAGGGTCGGGCTCTGTTCAGTAGATATCCCGCGACTCGAAGGACTGCCTCCGGTATCTGATCTCGTCACCTCGGATATAGCCTACGTCCGATTCCATGGCCGCAATGACAAGGCATGGTGGAATGGCGACTCAGGCACCCGGTACGAGTACCTCTACTCGAAGGACGAGTTCTCCGCGTGGGTGCCCAGGCTTGAGGCCATGAGCACGCTGGCAAAGAAGGTGCGGGTTTACTTCAACAACCATCGACGCGGCGATGCGCCCGTGAATGCGCAAGAACTCGTGGCTCTCGCAACCGCCGCGAAACTCATTTAGGGCGAGGCGATGTCATCAGGCACAATCCTGCATGTCAACGCCGTCGGCATCATGGCGGCGCTCGAGGAGGGGCTCGACCAATCGCTTCGCGGTAGGCCCTTCGTCGTGGCGAACCTGGACGCGCCGCGCTCAGTCGTCCTCGACATCTCGCCTCAGGCGCATCGTGAAGGGCTTCGGAGAGGCATGGTCCTCTCGCTTGCGCGGAACCTGTGCAAGGACCTTGAGGTCAAGGCTCCTCGGCCAGGACTCTACGGCACTGCTGAGGAGAGGCTCTGGCGTATTGGCCTCGAGTACACGCCTCTCGTGGAACGAGCGGGGCGGGGCCATCTTTTCATCGACCTTCGCGGCACTACCCGCCTTTTCGGCGCGCCTGAGGACGCCGCCCAGAAACTCAGGAAAGCCATCAAGGAAGAGACCGGCCTATCCCCAAGCATTGCGCTTTCGACGAACAAGACCGTGAGCAAGGTCGCGACGCGGGTGTTCCGCCCCGCTGGATTCGTGGCCCTCTCGCCGAATGAAGAGAGCGGGCTCATACGCATGCAGCCCGTAGGACTCCTTCCCGGCGTAGGCCCCGCACTGTTGGGACGCTTCGGCCTCCTGGACATCGACGAAATAGGCGACTTGGCGGACCTCTCGGAATGCGAAGCGCGAGCCATTGGACCGCGAGGTCCCGAACTCGTGACAAGGGCTCAGGGGGTAGATACATCGCCCGTAGACCCGGAACCTCCCGAGCGGCGGGCCGTGTCCGGTGAAGTCGTATTTGAGCCCGATATAATCGAATCAGAAGTCCTGAGGCTGAGGCTTGAAAGCCTCGTCACGGAGCTCGGCTTCGCACTGCGCAAGGAGGGCCGAGGGGCCAAGCGGGCAGCCGTCGAGCTTGGGTACACCGACGGTGTACGAAGCTTCGGGATGGCAAGGATCGCGCGGGTCGTCGCGAGAGATGATGAGCTTGCCTCTATTGCCAAGATAGCGCTTGAAGCCGCTCATAAGCGCCGTGTAAGGATCCGGCTACTGAAGGTTCGGCTCTCGGAGATCGAGTCTGCGGGGCCAGAACTTGACCTTTTTGAACCAGAAGATGCGAAGCTATCGAAGCTCCAGACCGCCCTGGATAAAATTCACTGCCGCTTCGGATTCGCCGCTCTAGAATCGTGTGCGGCCCTCACGGTGAAGGCATAGACCGGCATGTTGGCGCCCCTCTTGGTCTCATCAACGTATTCCTTCCACTACGGCGTCATCCCCCCGATTGAACTCGTCAGGAGAGTAAAAGAATCGGGGTATAGCGCCATTGCCTTGACGGATCGAAACGGTGTTTACGGACTCCCCACGTTCATCGAGGCGTGTGAAAGTCTGGGATTGAAGCCGCTCCTTGGAACGGAGTTCATCTACGATGGCGGGCGGGCCATCCTTATCGCGGAGACTGATAGAGGATTCTCAAGAGTGACACGCCTTCTCACAGAACGTGCGGCGGGGCCCTTCGATGCACGTGCCGCAATCCTGGCCGACCCAAGGGGCCTTGCGATCATCTCCGATGACTTCGAGCTTCTTGAAGTGGGAAAGGGATGCGTCGGACTCTATGGCCTCGCCTCACCCTCCAACAAACCGTCATGGCGACGACTCAAGGCCTCTGGCGCTCCCTGCATCGCAACCGGAGAGGTTCGTTTCCTGGACTCGCCGGACAGGGATCTTCAACGACTTCTTGTAGCCATTGGAGCTAAGAAGACGGTCTCGGAAGTCAGCGATGAAGAACTCGCCCGTGAAGATTCTTTGCTTATAGGGCCAGACACCTTGCGAACGGTCTACGCCGACCTACTCGAGGCGCTCGATGCGAACGAGGCCCTCGTTGAGCGTGTTACGAAGACAAGCCTCTTCGGTGGCTTCGTCTTTCCGAGCTACACGACCTCGAAAGCTCAGGGAAGTGCGTCAACATTCCTCCGCTCCCTCGTTTATGAAGGCGCCATGGTGCGTTATGGAAGCATCGGCGAGACGATCAGTAAACGTATCGAGTACGAACTCGGGATCATTGAGGCGAAAGGCTTCTCGGACTACTTCCTTGTCGTGAGGGAGATCGCACGGAAGGTGTCGAGAACATGCGGACGAGGCAGCGCGGCCGCGAGCATCGTATCGTATTGCCTCGGGATAACGGACGTGGACCCCATCCGACACAATCTTTACTTCGAGCGCTTCCTCAATCCTGGACGTAAAGACCCTCCGGACATTGACGTGGACTTTGCGTGGGACGAACGCGACGAGTTGCTCGCCAAGGTACTAGCCCAGTACGGCGAGGCGCACGCTGCCCGAGTGGCCAATCACGTCTGCTTCCAGTCGCGGTCGGCACTACGGGAAGCGGCCCATGCCTACGGCATGCCCGACGGCGAGATAGGAGCCTTCGAGCGCTCGATGACGATCGACGCTGAGAAGGCAATGAGCGAGGCCGATGAAACCTGGAAAGAGATCGCGAGCCTTGCGTATAGAATTGTGGGCTTTCCCCGTCATCTTGGCGTTCATTCCGGGGGAATCATCATCGTGCCCGATGAGCTGTCCAGCCATGTGCCGCTCGAAAGGACCGGAACTGGTATCAGGGTCACGGCCTGGGACAAGGAAGGCGTGGAGGACGCGGGGCTCGTCAAGATCGACCTCCTCGGCAATCGCTCCTTGGCGGTCGTCCGCGACGCCCTTGCGAACCTCCGCGAGAATGGAATCGAGATAGACGAGGCCACTTGGAAGCCCATAGACGATTCAGCGACCGTTGAAATGATATCGCAGGGCGACACTATGGGGGTCTTCTATGTCGAGTCCCCAGCGATGCGTCTCCTTCAGAAGAAGACGAAAGCCGGCGACTTCGAACATCTCGTAATCCACTCGTCGATTATTCGGCCTGCGGCAAACAAGTACATCAACGAGTATGTCGATAGACTACGAGGCAAGAAGTATCCTCCGCTTCATCCGCTCCTCTCGGGGCTCTTCGATGAAAGCTACGGGATCATGTGCTACCAGGAGGATGTCTGCAAGGCCGCCGTGGCGCTTGCGGACTTCACCCCAGCCGAAGCTGACGGCATAAGAAAGATCCTTTCAAAGAAGGATGTGAAAATCAGGCTGGAAACCTATCGCGAGAAGTTTTTCGCGGGAGCGAGGACAAAGGGCGTCAATGAGAAGACGATAGCCGATGTGTGGGCCATGATCGAGTCGTTCTCCGGCTACAGCTTCGTAAAGGCTCACTCGGCGAGCTACGCGATGCTCTCTTTCAAGTCGGCCTTCCTTAGGAGGCATCACCCGGCTGAGTTCATGTCCGCCGTCATGTCGAACCATGGTGGCTTCTACTCCACGCTAGCATACGCGAGCGAATCGCGTAGAATGGGACTCACGCTGCTCTCTCCCGACGTGAATACCAGCGAGTTGCGCTGTCGAGGGAAAGGAAGAACCATACGGTTCGGGCTTGAGATGATCGGCTCTCTCAACGCATCGACCACCAAGAGGATCATCGAAGAGCGCAAGCAGGGCGGCAGGTACGTAGATATTGAAGACTTCGCTCGACGGGTTCGGCCTGATAGGGATGACTCTGAAGCCCTTGTCGGAGCTGGTGCCGTAGACTCCATCTCAGGGAACCTACCCAGGTCCGTCAAGCTCATGCGGCTTTTATCGATCCTCGCGGTCAGTGAACAAAATAGCGATCAACAAGGCGAACTCTTACAGTCCGATCCTCCGACTTTATCGGCACGGAAGCACAAGCGCGAATCAGGGAGGAAGAATCTTGATTCCGAGATGCGGTACTTGGGCACGACGTTGGAAGCCCATCCTCTTGAACTCTGGCCAAGCCTGCTGTCCTCAAGTATGCGGACACTCGGCAAAGATATACCTACCCATGTCGGACAGCGGGTCGAACTCGTCGGATGGCCGATTACGGCGAAATCCGTTCTGACATCAGAGGATGAGGCGATGGAGTTCATCTCCTTTGAAGATGAGACCGCGCTCTATGAGACGACACTCTTCCCCGAGAAGTATGAGTTATATCGGCACCTGTTATTCGAACAGCGTCCATTGCTTGTTAGGGGGCTAGTTGAAGATGATAGAGGAGCGATCACCGTAACCATTTCGAGCATTCAGAGAGCTTAAACTCAGCAGTGATGGCTGTCCTGAAACGTGGATAGATCGTCGAGCGAGTATTCAGACCTTTCACCCACTTTACAAAAGTAACTGTCTACTTTATCATACACTGATCGAGCCAACCACTCGATCGCTCCGCACAGGACGGAATATTCCTGCCCGCCCGTTCCGGTAGGTACCGCGCATTTCCTTCCGGAATGATAGACCTTCTTAAAAACCTTGCGCACGGCCGACGGGGCGGATATCACCCCCGACGATACAAGTTGTTCCATGACGAGTTTAAAAGACATCATCACGCATCTGAAGTTCGAGCTCGAGAAAGGCGAGAACGGAGACCGGGAACTCATAACCACCCTGGTGGACAGGATCGAGCCCATCGCCTCCCGGGACTGGGCCAGGATCAAGAGGCTCGAGCGGAGGACCGAAGCCTTCTCGGGCAAGTCCCCTGAGGAGCTCGAGAAGATAATAAGCGAGACCGATTCGCTGAAAGCCGAACTCGAAACCGCGAAAAACCTTCTCGCCGACAAGGAAAAGCTCCTCGAAGCTGCCACACGACAAAACACCGAAAAGGAAACCCTTCTCACCAGAAGCCTCAATGAGGAGAAAGCCGCGGTGACGAGGCTCCTCCTCGACTCCGGCCTCACAGCCGAACTCTCCAAGGCCAACGTGAAGCCATCGCTGATCGGAGCAGCAAAGGCCCTCATCCGGGAGAAAGGAATCCTTTCGGTCGAGGGTGAGGGCGAGATCCGGACGGCGGTGGCCAGGATCAGAAAGGACGGCATCGAGCAGAAACAGAACCTTCCGGACTGGGTGAAGGACTTTCTGACATCGGAGGAAGGGAAGGAGTTCATCGCCGCAAAGGAGAACGCCGGGGGAGGAGCAGGAGAACACCGGGCGCCAGCTCCTGGAGATGTGACGACCGGCATGGTGCCTGAGCAATTCTGGGGCTTACCCGCAAAGGAACGCGCAGCATTTATCGCGCATGGAGGCACGCTCAATCACGATTGAGCTGCTTAAACAAAAAGATGTCCAACCTATTTACGGCGCTTGCGCCGATTCTGTTTTCCGCGGCCCAGGAAGTGTCGGCGGAGGACACGGGGGCCATGCAGTCGGTGACGATGAACTTCGACGACAAGCAGGTGGCCAAGGACGATGTGGTGGCAGTCCCGATCGCCTCGGGGGGAACGCCTGAGGACTTCATCCCCGGGAACGTGACGCCTCAGGGAGATTCGGACTCGGCCTCGACGGTGAACGTGAAGATCACGGCCTCGAAGAAGCGGAGCTGGCACCTTACGGGGGAGCAGCGCCGAAGCCTTGAGAACTCGGGCACGGACAAGGAGTGGCTGAGGCTCAAGCTCATGCAGGAGATGCGCTCCCTGCGCAACGGCGCGGAGGCTGACTGCGTGACCGCGGTCGTCCATGGGGCTTCGCGGGCCGTGGGCACGGCGGGCTCGACGCCCTTCGGCTCCTCCCTGGACGAACTCATCGCGGTCAGGCGGGTGCTGAAGGACAACGGCTGTGCGATGGCGGATCCCCAGTTCGTCTGCGACTCCGCCGCCGAGACGAACCTCCTCAAGCTCTCAGCGATCCAGCAAGCCTACGCGGCGGGAAGCGACGAGGAACGAAGGAGCGGCGTGATCAAGCGGCAGTTCGGCTTTCAGATCCGCACCAGCGCCCAGATCGCCCAACATGTGAAGGGAACCGGGGCGAGCTACCTCACCAACGCGGCAACCGCGATGGCCAAGGGGGACGTCAGCACCACCCTCTCGGGCGCCTCGGGCACGGGGACCATCAAGGAAGGGGACATCCTGGCATTTGGGATCGACCCCAACCGCTACATCAACCACACCGAGATAGCCACCATGCAGCAGCTCCTCACGATCGGTCGGCCCGGGGTGCGGCAGAACATCCCGACCTCGACCGCGATCACGATCGGGGACAGCTACACCCCCTGCCTGGCCTTCGAGCGGGGCGCCGTGGTGGGCATTATGCGGCCGCCCGTCATGCCCGACAACCCGACCATGATCCAGGCGATCATCTCGGACCTGCGCGGACTCTCCTATCTGCTCCTTGAGATCGCCCAATATGGACAGATCACCTGGGAACTCCACCTCGCCTGGGGATTCAAGGTGGTGACCCACGAACACGTGGCCCTGCTCCTGGGCTAGGAGACGGCCATGAGCCTCGACGAGGACCGGGCGGGGATCCTCGACCGCCTGAACCCCGAGAGCCAGCGCGCCCTCCTGGGCCAGGAACTCAGGCGGCTGGGGACGGAGCTTGAGCGGATAGCCGCAAGCCTCCTCGAGCTCCAGCAGGCCTTGGCGTCGGGACAGGAATTCTTCTGCAGAACCATCTCCCTTGATCCAACAGCCGTGGGAACGAGGGCGCATCTGTTGACCGAAAGCGATGTCAGGCCAGGCAGGAAGGTCTACCCCATCGGCATGCTCCTCGCCCTTGAAGGCGCACTAGGACCTTCGGGCGGGACGGCGACGGAACTCTCAATCGTCGACTCAGGGACCGACCTTGTCTACCGCTTCTGCACGATCGAGGCGACGGCCCTCGTCGTAGGGAATCTCGTAACCGAACTCTCCGACGGCGTGAGCCTCGACGACGAGTTCGCCCTCTTTCTGGGCTCGAGGACGGGCAAGGGGATCGACATCTTCGCCGATGGGAACTTCGCCTCGGGAAGCCCGATCAGGGTGACCCTCTACGGATACATCGCATGACCATAGAGGATTGGACGGGACGAGCCGACGCGGACAGCTATGCAGACTCAGGCTGGGCTGATGGCTACCAGGAAAAGCGGGGGCGAAGCGAGTGGGCGGAAGCAACAACCCTAGAGAAGGAATCAGCCCTGGTGCGAGCCTGCGACTACCTCGAGCGGGGCTACGGCCGGCTCTGGCCGGGGGAGAAAGTCTCCATTGAGCAACGGCTCTCCTTTCCCCGCTGCGGCCTCGATGAGACTTGCGCCCCGGTCCCGCTCTGGCTCAAGGAAGCCCAGTGCGAAGGAGCCTGGATCGAGTTGCTGGAGCCGGGCTCGCTCACCGGAGACGGCGCCGAGGGACACCACCTCGCGCGGGAACGTGAGGGAGAGGTTGAACGGGAGTTCCGCCCGGGCGCAATGGGAATCCGGAGCTGGCCCGAAATCCACGGGATCCTGGCACTGCACATTCTGAATCCTTCCAACATCAAGGTTTTACGGGCATGAAAAAACTGACGACGATCGAGGTGCGGGAATTCACCACATCCCTCGACGCGGGAGGAACGGTGGTGGCGGCTTACGGAGTTCCTTATAAACTTCGCGGAAGGCTCGTCTGCCAAAGACAGCGAACAACCAGCGTCCCGGTGCTCAAACGATACCTGTTCATCACGGCGAAGGACGCAAAGCTCAATTCCGGGGACAGGATGACCTTGGACGAAGAAACCTACACTGCGGTCGAGGTGCTCCACTTCACGAAGCACACGGAGGCCCGGTTCATCCAGGAACGAGAAGACCCATGACGGAACAGGAACGGCTCCGGGCCGCGCTGATCGCCGACACGCTGCTTCTCTCCCTCTTCGGCGGCGAGGACAGAATCGCTCGCGCCGCGACCAAGGGCATGCACGAGCTTGAAGCGCCCTGCCTCGAGCTCGAAGTACTGCCCACGGGAATCGCCCTCTCGAATGATGAGGGAATCCTCGCCGACAGCTACGAAGCCTCTGTCGCGATCAGGGCGAACGGAAGCCCCGACTCCCTGGCCGCGGTCGTCCAGTACGCCATGGAGGCTGAAGGCTACGAGCTTGTCGGCTCGAAGAGGATGGAGCTGAAAGACCAGTACCCGACCGGGATCACGCAGCGTTACCGCTCGGAGCGGCGGAGGTCGGCATGAGCGAATCCGATTTAGATAGCGTGGACGGCGAACTTGATATGGGCAATGCGGTTGAGAATCACGAAGCTACGCAACAGAAAGAGCCGGCCCGCATGAGCCTCATCGAGGAGAAGCGCGAACGTGAACGGCTATCCCGGCTCATGGCTTTCGGCGAGGAGCTGTGACACGGATCAGCTATATAAGCCCCTCGGGGAGAAGCCTCACACTCGGGGAAGGACGAATACTGATTCTTGGGGCCGAGGGACTGGAGGCGCCCCAGATCACGGCGATCGTGGCCGGAAGCCCTGCCTTGGGCGGCTACGGAGACCTGTCGGCACAGGTGGGGACGCGGAAGGTGAGCATCCAGGCGGCGATCGATTTGTCGGGCCTGGACGCAAACGCCGCACGGGAACTGCTCTCATCGGTAGGCTTAAGCCTCGTGCCGGAGGAAGGCCTGGGTACCTTGCGCATCGAGCGATCGGGAAGGACGCGACTCGTCGAGGCGCTGCCCAATGGTGCTCCCCATTTCGGAAAGCGCCGGTGGGACAGCCCCTTTCGGAGCCTGGAACTCGGCTTCTCGTGCGCCTCGCCCTGGTTCAGGGAATCGACGACGCGGAAGGCAGAAGTCCGGTACTACGCCACTCGGCTGTCCTTTCCCGAGGCGGGAATCGCGTTCCCGGAAGAAGGACTTGCCTTCTCCACCCTGGAATGCGAGGGGACGCGGTCGGTCACGATCGAGAACTCGGGGGACGTCCCCGCCCCCGTGCGCATTCGATTCACAGGGCCCACAGTGAACCCCTTCGTGGCAAATAGGACAACCGGGGAGGAGATCCGGATCCTGGACGCACTCGCCCAGGACGAGTGGATGGACATCGACACGACACCGGGGAAGCGGAAGGTGACGATCACCCGTGGTGGCGTGGAGGGGAACGGAATGCAGTACCTGGACCTGAGCTCCACGTTCTGGAAGCTCAGGCCGGGAACGAACCTTGTGGAACTGGGGGATGAATCGCCAGGCGAGGGATCGGAAGCCTCCCTCGAATTCGAGTTTCTGTACGCGAGCGCCTAGAGGACGAAGATGGCTGAGGAATCGGGACTGTTCACGAGTATAGGAGAGGACCGGAAGTACACGGCGGCCTTCATGAACGAACGGCTGCACGAAGCCCTACAGCGGAGCGACGGGGTAATCAGGGAAAAGGACGGGGAACTGAAAGTGGATCCGACCGCGGGACTCTCCGTGACCGTGGCCACGGGCGTGGCGATCAAGGCTGGATTCTTCTATAGAAACGGTACGACGATTACGATCGAGATCCCTGAACCCGAATTGGGATACTCCCGAATCGACTACATCACGGTCCGAATCGACCGCTACCGGCGGACCATGAAGGTGGAGCGGGTGGCCGGAACGGCGAGCACGGACACTCCCCTGCCCCCTTCCCTAAGTTCCGAGGACGACATCGCCCTGGCCCTTGTGCTCGCCAACCGGCATCCCGGGCCGACGGTGTTGACCGTGACGGACGCCAGGGAGTTCAGGCCCAAGTTCCTGACCGATCAGGACAGCATCGACGAACTGCCCGACGGGGATGACTACGGCCGGATCCAGAAAGCCAGGGCCACGGCCATCAACCAGGGGATCTTCGGGACGACGCTTAAACCCTTCATCTTCGTGAAGAAGCTCTGGAGCGGCTCCTCCTCTTACCTGAAAGCCGCCGCCCGGGTGGAGGGTAAAAACCTCCTCATGGCCTTATCTACGTATACAAACAAAATATTCTACTCCAACGACGAGGGCACGGACTGGACCGAACGGACGGGACTGAACTCGGCCGACACCCCCGTGTCCATAATCGCCTTTCCGGTGACCGTGCCTTACGGGGGAGTAGCATTCATCGTTGGGGCTATAGCGAGGATCTTCAGGAGCGTGGACTACGGGGCCACCTGGACTCAAGCGCTCTATGACGAAAGCTCCGAGTACTTCGACTCCTTCTGCGTGGTGAACGAAAATAACGTCCTCGCCTCAGGACGGAACTCGCGCAAGATATTCCGCTCGACCGACCGGGGAATCACCTGGAGCCTCCTTGCGACGCTGCCCATCGCCGACGATGGCCTCGCCTCGATGGAATACCTAGGAGGAAGCGTCATCATCGGTGGAGGCTTCGGCTACTCGAAGATATGGAGAAGCACGGACCTAGGCGCCACCTGGACCTGCGTCCACACGAACGGAGAGAGCGGCACAAGCTGCGTCAGGATGGTCGAAGGCCTCGGGGACGGAGTCGTCCTCGCGGGATACGAGGAATCCAACATCGTCATGCGGAGTACCGACTACGGGATCACGTGGACCGCTGCCGCGACGCTCTCAGGTGTCATGCCCTGCAAATACGCCCTCGTAGACGGAGACACTTGCTACCTCGGGGCGAACTCCATCTACCGGAGCCTGGACAAGGGCCTCACCTGGCATCTGGCCCAAACCATGCTCACGAACGCGGCGATCCTCTCCCTATCCAAGGGCCCCAAGGGCAACTATGTGGCCCTGTCCGAGTATGGACACGTCTACTGGGCCTGCCCCTTGCAGGTCTAAGCCATGAAGAAAGCCCCGAGCCTGCTCTTCCTCGACCAAGACCTCGATCCAATCGTCGATTGCGACTACTGGACCGAGTTCTACTGCACGCGGAGGCTGCAGAACCCCGGAGACTTCGCCCTATCGATGCCGCTCTCGAGAGCAAGGCACTTCTACCCACAGCCGGGAGGCTTCATCTACACATCGGGGCTTTCCGGCTACACGGGGCTGATCGCCGAGGTGACCTGCGCGGAAGACCTCATTGGACAGGGGACCATGACAATCCGCGGACATGAAGCCAAGGCACTCCTGGCTTCAAGGGTGGTGGTCCCTTCCCCTCCCGGCCAGAAGCTGACCCTCTCCGGCCCTGCCGAACAGGTGATGATCGAACTCATCCGGCGCTGCTGTGGAGATATAGCTTTCCCCGAACGACGCTTCGCGAAGCTTGAGCTTCCTTTGGGCGGAAGCGCGGGTAAGAACGTATACCTGTCCTGCTTCTACTCGAACCTCCTCGATGAACTCTGCAAGTTAGGAAAAGAGAGCGACTCGGGCTTCAGCCTGGACTTCGATGCAGCCAAGCGACTCCTCGTCTTCTGGTACATCGGCGGAACCGACCGAAGCCAGGGACAGAACATATCAGGGCGGGCCCTCTTCTCAGGCCGCTTCGACACGGCCCTCGAGACGCGAAGCACACGGACCTCACGAGGAACAGCTACACTTGCATACATGCTCGGCGCCGCAGGCGAGAGCGGCAGACTCGTGCTTCCGGTCTGGCAAGGAGACCTCCCCCTTCCTGCAGAAAGGATAGAAAAGGCCTTCGACGCGCGGGCGGTAAGCGATCCAGAGATCCTCCAGGCCCTGGGTATCCAGAAGTTGGGCGCCTTGGCGCCTTCGTTCCCCATAGAGATCGACTACCCTCCCAACGCTCCCCTCGTCGAAGGGAGGGATTTCTTTCTGGGGGACCTATGCAGCGTGGAGGCCCAAGGAACCTGGCTGGACGCGCGTATCGAGGGGATCGAGGAGCACTGGGACAAGGCCGGCTACGGCATGCGGATATGGTTCGGAAATCCTCTTCCCCTGGCCTTAAAGAGCCAGCGGGACGAGACCACGGCGATGTGGAATGCACTGCAGGCGTAATGCCGGAGGTAGGCGATGAATGAGCTATCCAGCGCGGTAGTGAACGCGTTGGCGGGAGTGGCTGCGACGGCGGTGGGGACCTGTCTGTTCCTGAACCTGAAGTGGCTCGTGAACTCGAAGCGGCAAATGGAGACCGTGATCCACGAACTTGAGGGATTGAAGAAGCACGTTTCCATCCTCTTCAGGCTCCAAGGACCACAGCTCATGAGCCTCAAGGCGACGCTCGAGGCACAGCGGGACGGAGAGTGCAACGGCAACGTGGAGGAGGCGCTTCTGGCGATGGAGGAAGCCAAGCGGATCCATGACAACCACCTCCTGGAGATGCTGAGCCACGTGGGTGACGGGGAGAAGTCGGGATGATCCAGGGAATACAGAGCCTCTTTGCTGAGCTGGGCGAGGCGGCGTGCTTCGCGCTCTGCATCGTCGAGCTGGGAAAGCCGGGCTGCGACGAGGGTGAAGCGCTGCGGTTCATCCTGCGGGGTATAGCGTCCAAATACATAAAATACGACTGGGGGAACCGGGCGAATCCAGAAAACTGCTTTGTCCAGGACAGGGACTCCTTCATGGGCTTGGTGCGGAATGAGAAAGGCTGGAAGAGCAGCATTGAGGGAAAGGAGTACTCCGCCAAACCCGGAGACTTGGTGGTGGAACACTGGCTGTGGGTGGAGAAGGTGAAGAACGGCTCGGTTGCCCACGAGCACTTCAGGCTGAATGGGTGGGATCCGATAGCCAACTCACCGACCGTAATGAACGGGAAAATCGACGGTTATCGGGTGTTTAGGAAAGTGGCATGAAGACACCGGGGATACTCCAGGAACAGGACGGCTCCTTCTCGATGCGGAGGACCTTGGCGTTGCTCTACACAGTCTGCTCGATTGTCTGCCTTATTGTCGCCGCGGTGAACGGACTTATGGCGGGCGTTTGGGCAGGGGCCGCGGCCCTAGCCGGGGTCCTGGTGCTCTTGGGCTATACAACGGTGGAGGAGATCAAGAAGGCGTTTCTTGCGGCGAAGGGGGGCGCATGTGGAGAAAAGAACTAGGATTCGCCTTGTGTTTGGCCTGTGCCTTCTGTCTTTCATTGCCGGCGCAACAGGAGGACTCTGGCTGGCAGGGGCTCTCGGACGAGGAGCTTCTCGAAATGGCCTCCCAGAAGATACAGGAACTGCTACGGCTGAACGAAGGCTTGAAGACGGCGTCGGCAAAGGCGCTCGAGGAGTCGACGAGGCTTCAGGCGGCCTTGAGCGAATCGATACAGGAACGCGAGAAGCTCTTGAACGAGATCGAGGCCTTGCGGGGGACGCTCGATCGGTTGAGGAAGGACTTCGTGGAATTGGAGCAGGCGAGGATCAATCTGGAAGAATCCTTGAGGAGCTCGGAGGAATCGTGGAGGAACTACAGAAGAGAGGCGGAGGGAAGGATTAGGGGACTTTCGATCTTGAGCGTGGTGCTGGGCGGGGCGGTGGTGGGGATGAGTATTGGATGGGGAATCGGGGGGTTAAGATAATTCGGTAAGAGCAAAGTAGTTAAGGTGCTAGGCCCACAAGTATTTACAGAGCAATCGTCAATGGTTTTGCTCTATCAATTTGTGCCCCTTGCTTGGCTGGTATACAATTCGCACCGGGCCACTGCTTAATAGGCACTAGGTCAGCGGGGCAAAGTATTTGCAGGCAGAAAAGAATTGCCCAATTATTGATTAATTGGGGCAATCTACTCCTTTGTAAACTTTAATTAGTGATCAATGTTTATGAATCTGACAGCTATGGAAGTGAAGCTCGAAAAAAAAGAAAAGGAATTACCGAAAATAGAAGCCATATGGACGAAACCTGGCAGGTACGTCTTCAGATACCTCAAAGGCTGTTTGAATTCTATTAATGAGTTCTTGTGA